AAATAATCTATGACCATGATGACAAAATAACCAATTGGATATGCCAAGGTTTAAATGATAATAAAAGTTGGCTAGACAGTCCATATCATACCATAGGATTTGTCCGTGACAATCATCTTATTGGAGGGCTTATTTATCACAATATTCGTCCCAAACGAGATTTATGGTGGACAATTATACGACAGATAAGCGGTGGTGTACAAGGCGAGTTCTTAAAAAAATATTTGGGCTCGCTTTTAATTTTTTGCAAGTTGAACGAATAAGCATTTTGGTATCAACAACAAATCTTCCTTGTATAAGACTTGTTGAAAGACTTGGTTTTAAACAAGAAGGATTATTGCGTAAATATCGTGATGATGGTTCAAGTTGTTTTTTTTATGGAATTTTAAAATCAGAAAATAAATGGAGTAAATAAAATGAGTAAAGCAATAGGAAAAGTATTAGGTGCAGGAAACGCCTCTACATCAAATTTTGGATCAGAAAATGAAATCTTAAATTTTCTTAATAATTATAATACAACTAACTATGACAATACATTAAAAAACCTAACTAATTATGCTGCAAATGCATCTAATCAGCTTAATAATATGGGAAATTACAATTTTAATGTTACCGCATCAGATGAAGCTCGTCAGAGAGCAGAACAAGCAACTTATCAGTCATACTTAAATAATTTGTTACCCCAGTTTGCCAATCAAACAAGTGATCTAACAGCATCTTTAGCTAATAAAGGAATAACAATAGGATCAGAGGCTTATTCTCGTGCTATGAATAACTTACAAAACACGCAAAACAATGCACTTAATCAAGCATTGTTCCAATCTGTTTTAGCTGGACAAAATGCTTATTCCAATAGCCTAAACGATACAATTAATGCCGCTAATTTTAGCAACAACGCTCAAAGTAATTATATTAATCAACTTTTACAAGCCTTACAAAAATCTTATTCAGGTTATGATATCGCCATGAATAAATACAACATTCAAAATAATGCCAATCAGCGAATTGCTCAAAATAGTTTAGCAAATGCCAATGCTCAAACAGATTCAGGTAACCAATTTTTACAATCAGCAGCCAAGGCTGCAGCTCTTGCTTTGGCTTCAGATAGGCGTCTAAAAGAAAACATCAAAGCTGTAGGCAAATTAAACAATGGCCTAACAGTTTACTGTTTCAATTATAAAGGAAGCAATATTTCACAAATAGGATTAATAGCTCAAGAAGTACAAGAGGTTAACCCCGAAGCTGTAATTGAAGGTGACGATGGTTTCTTGCGTGTTAGATATGACCAAGCATGTTTATAAAAAGTATAAGTCATAAAACAACTACAACCGCTTAAGCGGTTTTTTTTATAAAGAAAGGAAAATAAAATGCCATTTGATAGTGAAGGAATGTTTTCCAGACTTCATTGTTGGGAAGATGATAGGATAAACGATATAGACATAGTAACCGACCACATGGATGAGGAAGATGATAATTTTGCTGATGGTTTAAGCCAATGTTTTTTAAAAAATGGAACATCTAAAATGGAAGGAGATTTTAATGCAGGTAATTTTAAGCTAAAAAATATAGCTGATGGAGCTTTACCAGCTGATGCAGTTAATCGCTCACAATTAGATTCATTTTTACAAACATCAAAAGATATTTCTAATGCACTTTTTCTAGTTGGCGATATCAAAGCATCACTCATATCCGAAAATCACAATAATTGGGTATTATGTAATGGACAAGAACTCAACCGTTCAGATTATGCTGATTTGTTTGCGTTAATTGGTGAGAACTTCGGTTCAGGCGATGGAGTATATACATTTAATGTTCCTGATTATCGAGGTCGTTTTTTAAGAGGTCTAGGCACTGATTCAGCAAAAGATATCTATACTCCTCAAGAAGAAAGTCTTCCTAATATAAGCGATTCCATCACTGGAATAGGAATGTCTAATAGTTCATCAAGTTCTAATAAATTACTAAGCAAGAGCAACTATGGGGAACAACGTTTTTCAACATCTGGCTCATCAAGTGGGAGAGGTTGGGGAACTCTATCTATTAATTTAGGCGATGCAAATTCAATCTATAAAGGTGAGCATGTTACCCCACAAAATTATGCTGTAAATTGGTTTATTAAAGCTAAAAAAGAAGAATAAGGAGAATAATAATGGTCGGTAGAATAATGCCCAATTTTATAGAAGTACGTCAAGGAGATAGTTTTACAATTCAATTACAGTTCAAAGATGAAAATGATTTTATTGATATCTCTGGCGCATGCTTAAAAATGCAGATTAAAACAGGCAATGATAATAAAACGCTAATCAACAAAATAGGTGTTATTGATGATGCACCAAAAGGCAAAGCTCATATTGCTATAACCCCTGAAGACACAAAAAAAATATCTCCTAATAATGACTACATCACAGACATTCAAATAACATTCAAAAATGGAGAAGTTCATACCATTTATCCTCAAGATATTAATCAGGTAGCAAAATTTATTATCAGTCAAAATGTAACGGAGTAAAAATATGGATAACACAATATTTTTAACTTCTGGTCAAAAAATAGAGGTATTATTTCAAGATGAAGTAAGCCTAGATATTGATTGTGCTTTAAGATATATCAAATCAGGAGAGCAAGAGCTCGACAACTATATTGAAAATAATCTCAAAAAAAGATTAGATGAAACAATAACAAATGCCAAATCAGATATGAATAAGCAAATATCTCAAGGCATAGAAGATGCATCTATATCAGCATCAACATCAGCAAAACAAGCAATTGATGAAAGTGTTTCCTCAATAAAAGATGATTTGCTATTATATAGCACTAACGAGCTAAAACCAGAACTAGAAGCACTAGTAGATGTTGCTTCACAAAGTGCTGAAATAGCAAGTAACAAATCAGCACAAACTGAAGTTTATCAAGCAAATGCAGCATCTTATGCAACACAAGCAAACCAAGCAGCCGCAGATGTTCTCATCAACAAGCAAGAAGTCGAAAATTTAATAAATCAAGCTGTAAGTGGTTATATTGGTGATATCGGTTATGCTCCATTAGGTATTAACGAAAGTTTAAATCAGCGCCGTTATCTTAATGGACAAATAATTTCTCAAGAACAGTTTGTCGAGTTTACGCAAATATTAAAGGAGCGTGCTTCCCTTTATCCAAGTTTACTTGTAAACGAGAACGAGTGGCAAGCTGAAGTAGCAAATTCTAAGTTAGGTCAATGCGGCAAATTTGTTATTGATGATGACAAAAAGACGATAAGGCTTCCTAAAGTCATAAATATCAATGGATTATCGGATTTAACATCTATTGGTTCTATAAAAAATGAAAGTTTGCCTAATATTACAGGCGAATTTACCCTGCGAGAAAAAATAGGCTTTGTTGCAGATACTCCAATGTCAGGAGTTTTTAAGCTTGGTGAACAAGTATATAGCAACAAGGCAAGTTCAACTGCATCGACAGCTTATTCAGCAATATTTGACGCTTCTTTAAGTTCAAATGTTTACCAAAATCAAGCTCCTGTTCAACAAGAGTCTGTTCAATATCCATTTTTTATTCAAGTTGCTTTAGGCGTACAGGAGGTTGTTGATATTACTAGGCAGATTGAACTAAATAATCCGTTCTTTTTGGGTATGAGTCAATATTTTGTATGCGAACCTAATAATGTTAGTTGGCTGCTTTCTAATAACCAATTTTATTCTGGTGCTATTTATGTCAGTTTTTATGAATGGTTACTAAAAATTTACAATGGCAACAAAGTAATTGATGGTATTTCAGTTAAAGCAAAAAATGAAGAATATAATGATTATGATTACGTTATTGATATTTCTAATACAACATTTCGCTTACCAATAAAAATAGAATACGAAAATAACACGTCAGCAAAACTATATTTTTATGTTGGCGAAACTTGTCAAGATAGCAATCTGATAAATATAGGTGCAGTATTGGCTCAATTAGCTAACAAAGTTGATATAAACGAGGCTGACTACGTTATAGATAGCTATCTTGATAATGAAGGTAACTGGTACCGATTTTATAAAAGCGGCTGGTTAGAACAAGGAGGAATTACCGTATCATCTAGTTCAAATACAATAACATTGTTAAAGCCATTTATTGATAAAAATTATATAGCATTTGCTCAGGTTATTGGTGAAAACACCAGTAACTTAGGTACTAAAATAACTAAAAACAATCAAAACCAAATCACAATTTATAATGCTTCAACGTCGTCTTGTATGTGGCAAGCACAAGGAAAGGGGGCTTAAAGAGGAGATAAAATATGTTTGATATAGGAACTAAAGTAACCAAAAAAAATTATACTAAGGCAGCTATTTGGTGCAACAAAAATAATGCAACTATAAATCCATTAAATTGGCAGATAGAAACATTAAATAACAATATATCCATAAATGAAATAAAAGCCAAAAGAGCATTATTATATTTTAATCAAATAGATCCAATAACATCTCAAATAAGTCGTCTAAAAGATGAATTATCTAACGAAATAATTGCCGCCAAAATAGAATATTTAATTAATTTACGTGCTTACAAAATAGCTGTTATAAAATCACAAAATCCCTATCCCACGGAGGAAATAGAAGATGCCCGATAATTTAGTCGAAGATAGCAAGGTTATTGGCTCTGCATCAATAGCTGTCATTTTAGATTATGCGCAAGTATTTAACCAAGTTATAACTTTGCTTATAAGTTTGTGCACACTAGTTTATGTAGCTAATCGTGCATATAACAGCCTATTTAATAAAAAGCCAAATAAAAGAAAAAAAGGAAAAAATAAATGATAAATATCTATACTATTTCACAACGTTTAATTAAACATGAAGGGCTGCGTTTGCAGCCCTATCGTTGTTCTAAAGGAAAACTAACCATAGGAGTAGGGCGTTGCCTAGATACTAACCCTATAACAGCAGAAGAAAGCAAAGTAGTGGGCGATTGGCAACATGGTATAACTCGCTGTGCCGCCATATATCTATTAAACAATGACATAAAAAGAATTTATTTTGGTCTAAAACAAAATATCGAATTTTTCAAAGATCTTGATAGCGAACGACAATATGCCTTAATTGACATGGCTTTTAATTTAGGTATTGGCGGACTATTAAAATTTAGAAAAATGCTTTTGGCATTGCGTAAAAAAGACTATCAAACAGCAGCTAAAGAATGCCTAAATTCTAACTATGCTAAAGAAGTAAAATCTCGTGCCCAAACTATTGCCAATACTATTGAAACAGGAGAATTTAAATCATGAAAAAAATAAAAGTATATATTTGCATAGCATTAGCACTAGCTGTAATAGCTACAATGTTTTTAAATCCACAATATACCAAAGATGTAGCTCAAGCCCTTATTATAATAATGGAAGAAAATCAATGTGGTTGCGAATCTTAATTCTATCAAGCCTTATTTTAACTATTTATTTTTTAGGACAATCACATTGTCAAAACAGTTTTATAGCTCAAAAAGTCGAGATAATTAAAAATGTTAACAATAAAAATTTACAAATTTTATCAACTCCTAATGCTTCTAAATCTGATTTACTTAAGCTCATGTACGCAAATAAATTATGATAATTGTCCTATTTATCCTGTAGCTGGAAGCAAAGTAGCTCAAGAATTAGTTGAACTAAATGCTCCAGCTTTTTGGGAATGGATGGGACGGATAAATAAGCTAAGACTTCAACTTGAAATATGCAAAAAATAAGGAGCAAATATTAGCACTAATGTAAAGTACTGCAACAAGCACAAATTTCTCCACAAATATGGGAAACAGCCACAGATGGTACTCATATTTACAATAATGTTAAAAAAAATGAGGGAGATATTATGCTAACCAAATAGGAAGACTATTAGGTAGTAAATATCCTCAAGGAGACTGTGATACTCTTATACAAAAATATGTTAAAAAGAAGCGCTAAAACTATAGGAAAAATTTTTCTGTTTATTAGTTCTCTTATTGTTATCGGTATTGTTGCTGGATTTATCTTTTTCTTGTTGGTAGAACATAATCACAAGCCTTGTGATGAACGTTTTATTCATGGCTGTATGGCTGCAGGGTTAGATGAACAAACTTGTAAAAATAGATTATACTAAAAATATTTGATGGCAAAAAAAATAAAGCTCGTTACGAAGAAAAGTAACGAGCTTTATAAATTTTAAACCAAATATTATTTTTGTGCTAATTTAACACTACGTCTTTCAGCAAAAGCTTTACCAAAATCGTTATCAATCTTAGCGACAAGCTTTTTAAACTTTGCCAAATTATTACCACTTAAATTTTCGCCTGTTGCAGCTTTAATCGTTCTAGGGTTGACACGACGACCGTTTTGAATCACTTCATAATGTAAGTGTGGTCCTGTCGAACGACCTGTCGAACCAACATAAGCAATAACCTGTCCTTGAGTAACTCTAACACCTGGACGTATTCCTTTAGCAAAACGGCTCATATGTCCATAAGCTGTCGAAAATTCTGAATTATGACGTATTTTAATATAATAACCATACGAACCATTATATTTTGCAACCTGAACAACACCATCACCACCAGCATAAATAGGAGTTCCGCTAGGAGCAGCATAATCAACTCCCCAGTGGATTTTATGCTTTTTCAAAACAGGGTGATATCTTTTACCAAAAGGCGAAGATATATGTGCATTACGAGCAGCCAAAGGCTTACGATCCAAGGTTTTTTTCAAAGCCTGTCCTTTAGCTGAATAATAATCAACATTTCCTTTGGAGTCTTTGAAACGATATAAAGCAATTTTTTGATTACGCAAAACTAAGCCAGCATATAAAATATTACCACTTTTAACTAAAGTACCATCAGGAGTAACTTGGCTTTCGTAAACAATTTCAAAACTATCGCCTTTTTGTAAATCACGTTTAAAATCAACCGAATAAGAAAATATATTGATAAAATTACTAATTACTCGCATTGGAACACCTTTGCGATTCATAACATTAGAAAGATTGCCATCTATTTCGCCAGAAATAGAATTAATTTCATCAATAAATTCATCTTTTTCTACATATGTTTCAAAAGCACCATTTTTAAGAGCTGTGATAATACGTTCACCAGCATTTGGTTCAATCATCAAATAATTAACATTAGCCAGTTCTTCTGTTTGCGAATCAATAGCCAAATTAACTTTTAGTTTTTGTCCAGCCTTTAGGTCACGAGGGTCATAATGCTCTTTCAATGAATAATAAATATCATTTGCAACCTCACGACTAGCTCCCAAACGTGTAAGTAAAGATATTAAAGTATCACCACTTTGTAGAGCAACTTCTTTTTCAACATTTCTTTGTTTTACAAGTTTATCCACCATTTCAAACATGGCTTTAATACCACTAGCGGATTCTTCAGAAATATTTTGAGTATCATCAATATTTTGACTAACACTATCTTCAATCATCAAGTATGAAAAATAGTCTCTATTATCAATTGACGCTTCCACTCTATTATTATGCGCCAAAGACAAAACAAAAGCAGCCATAACTGCACTAAAATAACAAGTGTTAATGACTTTCTGTCGATATTTTGATTTCAAAATAAATTTCACTTTTCTAATCCCAACAAGTTAATTTACTGCGCCACTATACAAACTAAAGGTGCGCAAATAAAGTATTTAATAGGTTTTATGTGTATAACTTAGTACATTATAAATGATAAAAAGTGAATAAAATATAAAAATATATAAAAAAATAAAAAAAGTTCTTGCATTTATATTTTTTGTTGTTTATAAGATAATTCGTCTTTTGGGGGTGTAGCTCAGTTGGTTAGAGCGTCTGCCTGTCACGCAGAAGGTCGCGGGTTCGAGCCCCGTCACTCCCGCCATTAAAACAACCGCCTGTGATGGCGGTTTTTTTAATGGCATGGAGTTCCGCGCTCGAACTAAAGCGACCTTGGTCGCGGGCATCAAGCTAAAAACAACCTCAAAA